CAGCTTTCCGTTGGGGAGTTCGTCGAGCTGTTTTCGGTTTGATTTGCTGCGTCGGCCTCCCCCACCTTCTCCTCCGGCGCACCGGTAAGGCCAGCAGAGAGAATAACCTGCGCGGGGATGAGATTTTCCATCGGCGGGCGGGCTTCGACATATCGGCGCACGAGTTTTAAGGCTTGCGCGGGCTCGATACCGCCACCAATCAGGCCGAGTCTGATGACATTGGCAATGTCCTCAATTCGCCATGAGCCGCTGTGCAAGCGCTGCAAAACCACATACGGGCCTGCGTCGCATTTCTCCTGAAGCTCGCCAAGCTGCCCCCAGGCAAGACGGAACGTATATGTCCCGTCCGCCCAGTCAAAAGTGACGCGCGCGTCACGCATTATGGCGACGCCGGCGTGGTAACGCGGACCATCTCGCCGTCGCTCTGCAGCGACACGTTGTTGGTAGCGCGCTGGCCGTTGTTGGCGCCGACTTCCATGCTCTCGATGTGCATGCGGCCGGTCCACGTGATCGTTTTTGCGGGAAATTCCCATTCGACCTTGACCGGTATGCTGTCGATGCTCTCGAAGCCTTCGATCCATGTGTCGACGCTTTCCGAAGCAAGCACGCCCTCACCGGAGATACCCATAGAGAGCGACGTCGCGTCGCGGCCGACCCAGTCGACCTTGTCGGGGTCGGTGCAGTCGGGAATCTGGACTTCTTCAAGCCCCTTGTTCAACGTGATCGACCGCTGCGTGAAGCCGCACGGATTGCTGTAAACGATCGGATTCGCGTCATTGCCGAGGAGCACACGAATCTTGCCCCCCTTGATGGTGGTTGCTTGCGCCATTAGTGGCTCCTTAAAATGGATGGATTTGCCTTACGGCTCTTCGACGATCGCGTTGAAGCGAAGGGCGGCTTGCTTAATTGCGCCGTCGGAAATGAAGTCGGTGCGCCAGGGTTCAAAAGACACCAGAGCATTGGTAGCCAGTAACGGTTCCCAGTTGCGCAGCGCGCGGCGGACTGCGTCTGCGATCTGCCGGACTTCTGACAGAACTGTCGCATCAGACCAGCAGTCAACCTGCATCATGATCTCGCCGCCGTCGATGCAGTCGACGAGCTCTGCTATGTAGTTTGATGGCCCAATGCTGATGTACGGCTTTGCCCACGCCGATTGCGGGATGTCCCCAATCCTATTGCCGACAAGGGCGGCAACAGCAGAGTTGGCTTTAAGTCGCGCTATGATGGCGCCCTGCAATTCGAGAACTGGATCAGCCACCTGCCGCCACCTCTTTCGCCGATTTTGTAATCGCACGGGTGATCCGTGACTTTGTGCGGCGGCGTAGCGCGCGGTAGGAAACGAAGAAGAATGGCTGCGCTGCTGTGCCGGGGTGTTGGGTACCGGGAAATTGGCCCGCATTTTCGTGCGCCTTAGTGGCGAACTCCACGAGGTGGGCGTATCGAACCTTGCTGTTGCCGGCGTAGATCGTGATGACCATCTTACCGTCTGCAGACTTCACGGTGGCAATCTTTTGACTGTACTTTGGAGCATCGCCCCACGTCCAGCCAATCGAATCGCGAAGCTCACCGCTATCTACGGCGACCAGCGACTTCATGAGCGCGACAATCTCGTCGGCACCCTGCCCCATAGCTTCCTTGAT